TTCGATGCTCAGGCGGCTGTGAAGGCTGGTATTATCCCAGCAGAGAACATTATCCATACCTCAAAACAACTTTGCGAAAAGGTACATAGTGAGGTTGCATCGATGACCGATACCACGGCAATTCAGGAGTTGATGAGCCGAGTTAGTGCCGAGAATAAACTTTTTGAAAACAACATTCCTACTCTTAAGCAAACAGTAAATGATATGGCTAACGAAAACAAAACACAAGGATTCGAGTTCGGGGCGATAGCAGCCTCACTCGGTATGAAGGACAGTGATGTCAAGGATGTAATGGCCCGCATCTCGGAGTTGGCGACCATTGAGTCCAAGTACAAGGAGTCTGAAAAGTCGCTCAGCGATGCCCAGACCATTATTGCAGGTAAGGAGGCAACGATTCAGAACTTGCAGAAGGAGCTCTCGGAGGCGACATCGAAACTCTCGACCTACGAAAAGAAGGAGAAAGAGGAGATGGCAGCCCGCATCGAGAAGCTTGTCGAGGATGCAATCAACGCAGGCAAGATTGACCGTGAGGCAAAGGCCGAGTGGGTCAAGATGGCAGAGGCGAACCTCTCGCTTGCAGAGAGCACGCTCGCATCTATCCCTGCACGCGAGAAGATCTCCGAGGAGATTGCCAAGGACCCCGAGAATGTTCAGGCTGCCGCCACCGCTGCCAAGACCGCAGAGGAGATGATGGCCGAGAAGGTTAACGAGGTTGTCGGCGCAGACTTCAAGTTCGGTAAGCTGAAGTAAGCAACACCAATCATTAATTGATTTGCCGGAGACAGAGAGTGTCTCGCGCGGAAAACAGTATCCGCCAGTCGGCTGAGATTCAACAATAACAAGTAAACTCAATCGAAACAAATGGCTGATACAGTAAACTTTTTGCAGAACGGTTATAATGGCGAGGTCTTGGAGGACCTCTTGACCTATACCGCACAGGGTAACGACACCTTCCGCGAGGGTCTTATCCACATCAAGAGTGGCATCCAGCACAAATACACGCTGCCTGCCATCAAGTTGGGCGACATTATTCAGGATAATGTTCCTACACCTACCTCCACTCACGGTGCCAAGGGCGAAAACGGAGAGAACGAATACCAGTTCACCGAGCGTCACTTGGAGCCTTCGGACTTTATGGTCTATCTGGAGTTCAATCCACGCGACTACGAGAAGTATTGGAAGTTTGCACAGCCCGAGGGCAACCTCGTCTTCCGTGAGCTTGATCCTAAGATTCAGGCAACGATGCTCCGTCTGTTGATGGACAAGAAGAACGAGTACATCGGCAACGCAATCTGGACTGCCGCTAAGGGTGGCGAGGCTGCTGCCGGCATCACTGCTCCTGCAGGCTGCATCAAGATTGGTGCGAACAAGGAGAAGTACTTCGATGGCGTTATGAAGCGTATCATCGACAATGTGAACGCTACGGATGCTGCAACCATCGCAGGCGGTCAGTGTATCGTGTCGGGTAACACCGAGCTCACCGATGGTGCTGCTGTCGAGGCTGCTCTCTACGCTATGTGGAAGAAGTGTCCTAAGCAGATTCGTAAGAAGAAGTCTTTGGTCTTCGTCATCGGCTGGGATGCGTGGGATGCATACGACCAGTACATCTCTGACAAGCAGGTTAAGTACTCGGAGAATACCGAGGTGAACCGTTACCGCTTCAAGGGTAAGAAGATCGTGCCTATCGTGGGTATTCCTGACCACACCATCGTGCTCGGCGAGTTCTCAACAGGTATGGAGTCGAACCTCTGGATGGGCGTAGACTACGCAAACGACACCGAGGTATTGAAGGTAGACCGCTTGCAGGCTAACTCGGAGCTCTTCTTCTTCCAGATGCGAATGAAGATGGATGTGAACATCGTTCGTCCTGCCGAGATTGTCGTACACACGGCTTACACCAAAACAGCATAACACACCTTTCATCTGATTTTTTATGTCTCACCCGGGGAGCGAGGTATGGCCCCGCTCCCCAAATTTTTCAAAGAGTATGGCTAAGAAAACTAACACAGAGGAGACTCCTAAAACGGATGAGCAGGTAACACAGACCACCGAAGAGGTGCAGACTGTGGCTGCTGAAACTCCCGCTGAGGAGACTCCCCAAACAGAGAATAAACAACCAACCAATGAGGAGAAGAGAGAGGCAGACCCTCACATTCTCGCAATCCTGAAAAAGTTCCCTGCCTATGAGTCGCTCTACATCGACACTCACGGCGGAACATATACTCCTAACACGCCTGCGGCCATTCGTGGCAAGGCGGTACTCTACAAGAACCCTTATTTCGACGAACTCAAAAAAGCATAAACTATGGCACTTGGAAATGTATTCATCAAAGATGTCGACGGTAATATCCCGTATGACACCGGTTCCTCTACCGAGAAGGTAACGGGACTATTGTTCGATGTGTCGCTCCAGCCGACACTCTTCACCGAGGGCTATGGTAAGACCAACGAGACGAAGCTCAAGTTGGGCGATGTATGCTATATCACCTCGTTCAAGTCGGCAGTTAACGACTTCGGTATTATCGAGCGTGTGGAGGCTACCGAGGATGAGGAGCCAAATGTAAACTTCCTGCACGGTATCCCTGCCTACCATATCCGCGAGTTCTTCCGTATGTCGGGCAATGTGAACGGCGCAGGTAAACTCTATGTGATGTTTGCCGACTGCTCGGCTAACTGGGATGCGTTGGAGATTATGCAGCGTGCTGCAGGCGGTCTTATCAATCAGATTGGTATCTGGACCGAGCAGCCTTTGTGGAAGGCAAATGGCGGTGCCGACAAGTACAGTCTTAACCTTGTCAAGGGTCTTAACGATGTGGCGGTAGGTCTTGCAGAGCAGAACCAGCCTCTGTCGTTGGTGCTCTCGGCTAACCCTTCAAACACGGGTGCCGACACCACCGAGGGTCGCCAGATTGACCTTAATAAGATTCCTTCGTGTATCTGTGAGTCGAGCCGCATCAGTTGTATCTTCGGACAGTCGCATCACGAGAAGATTTCGCTTATGCAGATGCGTAACGCCAACCACACTCCCGTAGGTTTCCTCGGTGCTGTGATGGGTGCTATCGCAAAGGCCAGCGTACACGAGTCTATCGCGTGGGTGAAGCAGTTCAACCTCTTTGCTGACGACTTCCAGGAGATCGAGTTAGGCTTCGGAGATATCAACCTCGATGAGGCGGAAGAGAACTTCCTCAGCCTTAATCGCTACGAGTCGTTGTCACCTTCGTTGCTTGATGAGCTCGATGACAAGGGCTACATCTTCCCGATTAAGTATGCCGGACGCGAGAATGGTATCTATATCTCGAAGGATCAGACCTGCTCTATCGGTGATTACCGCACGATTGCCCGTAACCGTACCATCAACAAGAGTCGTCGTGCCGTGCGTGCAGCATTGCTGCCGTATGTAAACTCGCCTCTGATGGTCAATCCTTCTACGGGCTTCCTCGCACCATCGAAGATTACGGCGTTCAAGACGCTCATCAGCGATATTCTGGCAAAGATGCAGGCAGCACAGGAGATTTCCGGTTATGCTGTAACCATCGATGCCAACCAGAATGTGCTGGTGAACGACACGCTCAAGATTTCCTATGTAATTGTCCCTGTCGGCGTGGCCGTCAAGATCTATGTCGAGGAGGGATTGTCACTAACCGCTAACAGTTAACAGATATGGCAGTAATCAATAATGTAGCATATTCGTGGTCTATGATCACACTCTCTTCGACCGCACTTGGTATCGAGGAGGGTTCTACGACACTCGAAGGCGTATCTGCCATCAAGTGGTCGAAGAAACGCAAGGTTGAGTCCAACTACGGAATGGGCGGTAAGCCCGTCTCCCGAGGCTTCGGAAACATCACATACTCGGCATCCATCACTATGGACTACGCTACGCAGCAGCTCCTGCGTTCGGTCTATGGCTCGTTGTTGGAGATTGGCGAGTTCGACCTTATCGTCTCGTTTGCCAACCCTATGGCATCGGATGACTGGACTACGACTACCGTAACTCTCAAGGGTTGTATCTTCACCGAGGACTGCTTGGAGTCGCAGCAGGATGACACAAACATCACCCACGAGTTCGACCTTAATCCGTTCGATATCCAGATTGGCTCTGGTGATACAATTTAGGTTGTATGGATGTAACCTTTGAAGGCAAGTCTTCGACGGGTAAAAATGAATGGCTCACACCGCCACATATCTTGAGGCGGTTGGGGCCATTTGATTTAGACCCTTGTGCTCCCATAAACCGTCCGTGGGACACTGCCAAGCATCATTACACAATCGAGGACGATGGTTTGAAGCAGCCGTGGTTTGGCCGAGTGTTCTGCAATCCGCCTTACGATACCGCACTCATCACGCAGTTCATCAAACGATGTGCAGAGCATAAGAACGCTATTGCACTGACCTTTGCCCGAACAGACACAAGGCTATTTCACGAACTGATATTTCCCAATGCCGACTCTATACTCTTTATCAGAGGACGATTGAGTTTCTACCACGCATCGGGAGAGCAAGGTGGTACAGCAGGTGCGCCATCGTGCCTGATTGCGTTTAATAAAGAAAATACCGCAGTGCTTGAACGCTGCGGTATAGAGGGTAAGTTGGTAAAACTATGATTGATAATGTGGGTTTAGTAGCCCACATTATTTTTCTATTAACCAATCATAAGCTGGAATTATTTCTATCGGTTTTCCTTCCATTGTAAGGCTCTCACGCTCAAAATCAGTGATTAAGTAGAGGTTGTTGCATCCTGTTTCTGCAGAAGCGGCCATTAACCCTCTTAATTCTCTTTTGCGTGTTTTTTCTTTTCTGATGTCATATGATACCTGATATATCTCTTCTACACGATTATCTTTACATACAACAAAATCAGCCTCATATCCACCCGCATTTTTGAAGTAGTAGACATCTCGGTTTATTGGACGATTACGACGAAGCAACTCGACATATACGATAGTTTCTAGTCTCCAGCCTAAATTATCTCCAGCAAAAGCATCTTGTCTACCATCCATAAAAGCAACATCAACAGGGTATATCTTTTCAGACCTTACTCGCTGTCTGCTTTTGGTTGCATACTTCTTCAAACCCAGCATCAAGTAGGCTTCTTTTAGGAAACCGATGTAATTGTTTACAGTATGGTTTGATTTTAATCCGACCACAGCAGCCAAATCCTTCTCAACTATAGTGACAGGAGCGATATTCATCAGGTGGTGTGCTAGTTGTTCAAACGCCTCTTTATATTTTATTTTATGACGCTGCTCAATATCTCGCTTTAAGATATTTTTGACCAAATTGTCGATGTAACGAGTTTTGTTTTTCTCCCACATCAACTCGGGGAAGCCTCCTTGCTTAATGTATTCATCAAAGGCGGCTCTTCTGGCAGCTTCAGCCTTGGTTGTCATAGATTTGGTATCAACCCCCTTAATATGACACCAATCTGTAAAAGAAAATGGATATAACTCAATCTGATCGTTACGACCTGTTAGGTGAGTTGCAAGTTCTCCACTTAACAATTTAGCATTTGAACCTGTTACTATGATATGCATTCTTTGACGCAATAGACGGTTGACAAACAGATGCCATCCCTCCACATTCTGAATCTCGTCAAGGAACAAGTACTTGAAATCGCCATACACCTTGTACAATACCTCTAACACTGTGTTTAGGTCACTTGTCTCCATATCCTTGAAACGCTCATCATCGAAGTTTGCATAGGCAAATTTCACATCCTTTGCTTTGAGAGCATTATAACATAAGGTGGATTTGCCACTTCTTCGGACTCCTATGATAACTTGTGCGAGATGGCTATCTAAGTTAACCTCTTCTTCCTCTTTGCGGGTACATAAGTCAACTTCCTGCAATGCGACTAACTCTTCGTATTGCTCAGCTAAAACCTGTTCTATTACTCTTTTATCTACCATAATCATACAGTTTTTGATAATGCAAATATAGTGAAAATTTCTATTCAAACGCCATAATACGGGAAATTTTACGATTTCAAACGCCATAAATCAGACAAAATTCAATTTTCAAACGCCATAACACAGAACTTTTTAGAATGTCAAAACGCTATAAATTGTAAAAACACAAAATAATCATCCTTCTCTCAAACCTTTCTAACATTCTCTCCCTACACTTTAAGTGAATACAAACTTACATAGTATAATTCACATAATACAATTTCATTTATGGAAGAGAAAATGCTCACATTGAAACAGGAGTCTGAGATTAAGGAGAAGGCTCAGAAGATTAAGGAGGAGAAGAAACTGCGCAAGATTTACCCTATGGTGGTCTTTGGCGAGGAGGGTGACGAGAAGGAGGTCTATGTGGCCTATATGTCGGAGCCTACCTTCCCGCAGTTCTCGAAGTTTATGGCTGCCTCGAAGAAGGATGAGGTTATGGCTATGCGCACGCTTGCCCGTGACTGCTTCATCGATGGCGACCGCGAACTCGTAGACAACGACTCGATGTTCCTCTTCGGTCTTATGGGTCAGCTCTCGGAGCTTATCACTACTCGTCAGAGTACGCTGGTAAACTTATAGACCGGTGGCGTATCACCGATGAGCAGCGCATTCGCCAGCGAGTGATATATGTGCGCCACTACTTCCCCGGAGTCAGCCTCGAAACCATCTCCGATGAGGATTTCGCTATGCTTTCCGAGGATGCTCTGTGGCTCCACGAACAGATGCTCATCAGTCGTATGCCAATACCGGTCTCACTACCCGAAAAGACTCCCTGACAAACCGCTGTAAGCCGTAAGACTTACGGCGGTTATTTTTAATCTCTCACGCCCCAAAAACACTACTCTTATTATAAGATAAAACCCATCTCGAATGGCACAGGAACAGAATTATCAAGTCAATTACTCCATCAATGTCGATGCCTCGCAAGGTACCAAGCAGGTGATGGCCTTTGGTGAGGCTGTCGGCAAGCTTGTGCAGGCAAAGGCATCACTGACCC